GCCTGCGTGTGATTACCAACGCTCATAAAGTTCTTTACTGTTAAATCTTTTACACGTATCCTAGTTCGTTATAGATGTCCAATAGCATTTTCTTGTTGCAGTCGTCACTGTCAATAGCTGATATTTCTTTGCTTACGATTTCATCAACTGATTCAAACTTGCTGATATCAAGTTCTGTTGTAATTTCTTCAATCTGTTTCTGCGGAATAAGTGTGATCTCTCTACACTTGTGATTGTTAATGTATGTTTCTTTGATAAACTGTGCTTCTTCATAAGAGATAGGCAAGTCAAGTGTAACACGCAAATACATGTTAGGCTTAATTATATCTGAATCTGGATCAAGCAGTTTACTTAATGTAGTTGTTCGATACTTAGGACAGTCAGCCCAATTCAAATATTGTGGTTCTGCATTGTTTTCTCTGTCAAGTATCATCATACCACGGTCATCATCCCATGCATCTGCATAGTTGTGTGGGAAAGCATTTCCAAGATAGTGAATTTTGCCTTGCACTTGACGTTTGTGGAAGTGTCCTGAAAATACATATTCTTGATGTTGGAAGTGTTCTGCTTTCAGCTCACCGTGATCAGGCATCTGAACCATAGCATTCATATAGAAACTAGGAAGTTCAAAGTGTCCAAACATGTATTTTGCCTTACACTTCTTAATATTCTTCCATTCATCTCCTACTAGCCAAGGAACAAGCACAACGTCATCTTCTTCATACATTTCTTCTACAAATGTAACGCCGTCGATATGCTTACCAAATATAGTAGAGCTTACATCACGCTTGTCTTTGTAATACAAATCGTGATTGCCTACAAACATGTAGAACTTTTCAAATGATTTGCCTAGTTTCTCCAAACAACGTACAGTAGCGTCCATTGTAGTTAGATTCAAACTGTTTCTATTGTGATGCCAGTCACCACAAAAGATAGCAGTCTCACAGTTGTTAGCGTGAGCCTGTTCAATAAACCAATCTACAAAACGTTCACAGTCGTCGTTGTGTATTTTCGAGTTGCCTTTAAGACCAAAATGGATGTCTGTAAAGACTGCCGCTTTCTTAAACAAAATATATTCCTTCCATTGTGTACAGTATAACGAGAAAACGTCACACGGTCAAGAGTTTTTTTCCTGTTTTTCGCGGTGTTCTGCCATTTTTCTTTCCCATTCGCCCTGATGTTGGCGTGTATAGCTAGGATTCATGTCATTCATTTCTAAAATATCGTCTCTAATGTTCTGATTACGCTTTTCAATGTTGATAACACGTACAAATGAATTTGTTACAGCGGCAGTGTAATAAGCAAAAGGGTTGTTTGATTTACTTTCATCAAACTGTAGACCAATTTGTGTAAGCTGTAGAATTGCTTGACCACGCATTTCATCATTGTATGTGTAACCACGCACGTTACCACGTGTAGCATATCTATCACACAGCTTCATCCACATCATAGCAAGTTTGTTTGTAGCTTTACCGTGTTGTAAATTAAAGTATCCATTCTCCATACCACCTTCCCAATGGCTTTTACCTACTACTTCTAGCTCATCTTGTTCGTTGAATCTATAGTGTTGGAATGGTGGAAAGTTTAGTTTTACTTTTGTATCAGCAACAGTTTTAGGATTTTTCTTGCGTCCTGGCTCATCTGGAATGTGTTCAAATGTCATAATACGGAAGACTAGGTCTTCTTTCTTGATCTTTTTGTAATCAATTTCAAATTCTGCTAACTTTACTCTTTTGCCTTCGGCCTTTGCAGCTTCGAATGCTTGTTGTTGTAATCTTTTTGCTTGATTGCGTTTTGCTTCAGCTATGGTTCTTACATTGATTTTTTCAATGCTAGGTAAGATAATATCAAATCTATGATACTGTTCTTCTGTATAGCTACAAAACGTATTTTTTGACTTGTGTATCTCTGCTAAGATATCTTTGTTGTTTAGGTAATTGACTCGTTTTGTCATACTCTCTCCGTAATTTTAGTCATATTATAAACTACTCTGTTAACTTTGTCAACTAAATAGTTGTAGTAATAGGAGATTAATATGCCTACATTCTTCAAAAATGGCATCATACAAAAAGACGGCAAACCTCTTGGCGTTCCGGTGGAAGCGGCAACAGGAAGCCCTGGACAGAATCCAGCATCGGGCAATTTTGCTAACCTTGCCGGAGGCATTCCTACTAATGTAAAAGATATTGGACAAAAAGTATTTTCAGGAGCCGGTGCTGTTGCTGAAAAATTCACAAGTAATCTCCGTGGAGCAAACTTACCTTTCAAAGGCGGTGCAGGTGACTTATCATTTCAAAAAGCTAGTTTTGCTTCTCAAAATGTAGAAGAAAAAGACTGGCGTGTTTCGCTGTCTTTGCCTTCACATGAACCTGCTTTTAAAAATTCTGAACTTCTAGCACCATTTTCAAGCACAGGCGGAAAATTTGTATTTCCATATACGCCTACTATTATTATACAACACAGTGCTAACTATTCTAATGTTGCTCCTATACATAATAATTATCCATTTTTTACATATCAAAACTCACAAGTGAACGAACTGGTTATTGTGGGACAGTTTTATGTTCAAAATGCGCTAGAAGCTCAGTATTGGGTTGCGGCATTACACTATTTGCGCTCAATAACTAAGATGGACTTTGGTCAAAACGGAACTGGTAACCCTCCGCCGATTGTAAAATTAAATGGTTACGGCGATTATGTGTTTAATGACCTAAGTTGTATTGTTACAACCTTTACAGTTGACATGCCAAACGAAGTTGATTACATTGCTACAGGATTAAAAGCACAAGGTGGCGATCCGGCTTCAGCAGAATATATTAGTTGGGCTCCGTCAGAATCACAGTTTAGTATTTCTGTACAGCCTATCTTTAGCAGAGACAAAGTAAGACAATTTAATTACAAACAATTTGTTGCTGGTAACTTAATTGACAAAGGATATGTATAATGGCAAACAGTCCTTACAAAGACACAAAACTAGGATCTAGCGGAACACTTGGGTATTTTAACATTCGTCCTGTTCCAGCATTTGCTGATGATCCATTATATACTATTGAACCACAATATTTACATAGACCAGATTTGTTAGCACACGACCTATATGACGATAGAAGTTTATGGTGGGTATTTGCTCAACGCAACATGGGAACAATAGAAGATCCTATTTTTGATATGGTTCCTGGCAGACAAATCTATTTGCCACAACCGGATAAAATTAAAGAAGTATTAGGAGAGTAAGATGCCTTACCTTTTACCTGATCCTCCAATTAAGACTGGACCTGATGGAAAAATAATTGGAGCCAAAAAGGTTCCTGAGCAAACAACTACCCCAGCTGCCGAAGGCGATCCAGAAGCCGCAAAAGCCTTTTTAAGAGGTGCTGGCCTTGATGGCTTTGCTAATATGATAGATGTTGCGCAAGCTGGCGGCAATCCTTTATCTGGAAATGTAGTAACAGTGCAGTCAGAAACAGCGCCAGTTGAACCAGATCAAAAAACTGCTACATCTGGTGATGCTACTGATCCTGATGCTAATGATCCTAGAGGAAAAGCGCAAATTGGTTATTATGATTCTTTCTTTAAATCAAGTGCTAAAGGAACAAATGTTTTATATGAATATGCTAGTGTAAATTCTATCTTTACATTTGGATGTTTATCTCCAGATGAACTAAACAAACCAGATGCTACTTACAGGAAAGCAGTAAATCCACTTTACACAGTTTTAAAAGGATCAGGAGAGTTTGCTAATCTACGTCCTCAGACTGCCGCAGAAGCTCAATACGGAATTTATACAAATTATTTTATGGATAATTTGGAGATTGAAACTATAATTGCTCCAAACCCTAAAAGTAGACAGACAAATGCTCTTACTATTGCTTTTGATATAATTGAACCTATAAGTATGGGCCAATTATTACAAACTATGCAGCTATGTTCAAAAACTGCTGGATATGAAAACTATCTCCAATCACCTTGGATTTTACAAATTGATTTTGTGGGATATGATCAAGAAGGCAGAATAGTTAAAGGAAGCAATGTAAAAAAACTAATTCCTATGAAACTATTAAATGTTGAATTAAATGTTGATACTAATGGTGCTGTGTATAGATTCAATGCTGTTGCTTTTAATGATGTAGCATTTACTGATCAAGTACAAAGCCTTGATCAAGATTTTACTATTTCCGGAAATACATTAAAAGAAGCAGTACAAACAGGATTGAATAGTCTGGCAACACACATTAATACTAAATTGCTAAAACAAAAGCAACAAAGCACAGATAAGACAGAAGTTGACGAATATATATTTGTGTTTCCCACAGATACAAGTAGTAACACATTAGAAAAAATTATTAGTAATCCTAAAGAAGAAGGTGCTGCCACAACAGGTGATTTGGCCTTTAGAGAATTTGAAGAAGATCAAATAGAACCAATTTTTGAGACAGGCAGTGAAGGATATGTTCAAGATAATTCAGATTTCGGTGCTTCTATAAAAAGTCAAAAAAAATCTTTTATTGATGGTCGTCTAGGATTTAGCGTTAAGCGTGGAAAACTTAGTGAAAGTATTAAAAGTGTTTTAGCAAATAGAAATGTTCCTGGAAACGCTATTGGCGAAAGTTCTTTTGCTCCAGGGGATGGACTTGATTCAGGAAACATACCTTTCGGACTTCAGCAGTTTGCTTACAATCGAGAGTCTGGATTATTAGAAAGAGGCAAAACAGTAATTGATCCAAAGAAAAGAACAATTACTTTTAAAGCAGGAAGTAAAATTCAACGTATTTTAGAAGAACTGGTACTTATTAGCGATTACGGAAAAAATATTTTAGATGATGCTAGAAAATTACCCGATGGTATGATTAATTGGTTCAGAATAGAATCTAGTGTTTACATTGTTAATGATCCAGCGTCAGAAAAAGTACATGGACGCATGCCAAGGATTTATTTGTATAGAGTAGTTCCATATAAAGTACATAGAAGTAAATTCCAAATGCCTAATGATCCTCCGCCTGGCTTTAACAAGTTAATGAACGAAGCCGCTAGAGAGTACAATTATATGTACACTGGCAAAAATAATGATATTTTAAGTTTTGATTTAAATTTTGATATGGCATTTTATGAAGGCATTCAAAATGACCTTGGTCAAAACAGGGGTGCCGGAGATCCTAGTAGCAAAGGCAATAACAATGAAGATGTCAAAATAACAGAAACAGGAGAAACAAATACACCGTCAGCGGCCTTTGCTTCTCCAAGAGAACGTGAAAACAAACCAACAGGTAGTCCTACATCAGGTGCTGTGCCAGAAACAGCGGCAGTACAAGTAGCAAGACAGTTTAATGAAGCTATTGTTAATTCAAATGTTAGTTTAATGAATATTGAAATGGAAATTATGGGAGATCCATATTTTATTGCCGACAGCGGAGCAGGAAATTATAATGCTGAAGCTACTAATTTTTATAACATAAACATTGACAACACAATAAATCATCAAAGTGGTGAAGTGGATATTTTGGTTAATTTTAGAACGCCTATTGATTACGGTACTGACGGTGCTTATCTGTATGACGGTAAATCTATAGGATTAAAAGACTTTAGCGGATTATATCAGGTACTTACTATCACTAATAAAATAAGTGAAAATGTTTTTACGCAAGCTATTACTGCTATTAGGCGTAAGAATTTTGAACTTAAAGATGAAGGTGCTACAGACAAGAAAGCAATTGAAGTTGCCGCAGACGATAGAAACTTTGATACGTTAAGTGTTGAAGAACAAGAAAAGATTATTAATGAAGCTGACACGGACAAAGACGGAGCACTAACAGTTGCTGAAATACGTGCCGCAGGATTAACTACTGATCAAATACAAAAAGTAAGAGATGGTAAAACTGGTAAGAAGATTGAACCGTCAAATGAAGAAAAAACAGCGGCAAATCCATCTAACACAGGTTTTGGCCCGCCAACTAATACAGATGCCACAGATCCAAGAGGGAATCAGATAGCACCTCCTACAACTAGACCGACGCCAACTCGAACTGGCGGCACCGGCACTGCTAATATAGATAGATACTATAGATACGGAAATAATAATAGATGAGTAAAGAAAGAAGAAGTGTTGGTGCTGTAGAAAGAGATATGCCACCTGGCCCATATGTGGCTAGAGTTGTATCACATCTTGATGGTAGACGTTCAGGCGCACTACAAGTCCAACTGTTAACAACAGCAACAGCAACCGGTGACGATAGAGAATTAGGACAGCTATACACAGTAAGCTATGCTAGTCCTTTCTACGGCGTAACTGATATCCAGAGCAATAGAGCAGATACTAGATATAATAGCACACAGCAAAGCTATGGTTTTTGGGCTGTACCACCTGATCCTGGCACAAAAGTATTAGTAATGTTTGCTGAAGGTAAAGCTAACCAAGGATATTGGATTGCTTGTATCCAAGACGAATATATGAACTTTATGGTTCCGGGAGGATATCCTACAGCAAAGTCTGAATATATTGTTCAAGAAAATCTCACAGACGAATTTAAAAATAAACCATTACCTGCTGGCGAATATAATAAAGTGCTTAAAGGTAACAAAGGTACAAACACAGACAAATTTTTACGTCCGCATAATCCTTTAATGACTAATGCTTTGAGCGCACAAGGACTTATTGACGATCCTGTCCGCGGATTGACAAGCACAAGTTCTAGAAGAGATATTCCTAGCACGGTTTTTGGATGGAATACTCCAGGACCTTTAGATAAAACACAAGATGCTCCAAAAGGCAAATACGGACCATTAAGAGATCAAGTTGATTATTATCGCAGTAGATTAGGCGGTAGCGCATTTACAATGGACGACGGCGATCCTACAATTTTACGATCAGGGTTACCAAGTGATACTGAATCTAATTATTTTGATATTGAACAGAATCCTAGCAACGCAAGTAAAGCAAACAACACAATTTTGTTTAACGAACACGTTAGACTGCGTACACGTACAGGTCATCAAATATTATTACACAACGCAGAAGACCTAATCTACATCGGCAACGCAAGGGGTAGTGCCTGGATAGAATTAACAAGCAACGGCAAGATTGATATCTACACAGACGATAGTATCAGTGTAAGAACAGCAAATGATATTAACTTCCATGCTGACAGAGACATCAACTTCTCAGCAACAAGAAACATAAATGTGAATGCTGGCAACGATATGAAAACTACAGTTGGTGCTAATATGGATACTAAGGTTGGTGTTGATGCTAAACTAGATGTTGCGGCAAATTATGACGAATTTGTAGGTGTTGATAAAAAAGTGTATGTTGGTGCTGACGGACACTTAAATGTAAAAGGCAACCAAAAAATTAGTGTTAGAAATAATATCGATATTACAGCAGGAGCAAGTAGAAAAGACAAACAAGCAACTTATGATTTGTTTACAACAGGTGCTAATAAACTTACCGCAGGCGGCATCACCGAAATACTTACAACAGGTGAACATAGAG